TACCCCTTACTGCACAGCAAGTTAAGTACTACCGCATGTTAAAAGACCGCATGCTAGTACAGACGGCAGGAGAAACAATCACCGCAGTAAATGCCGCCGCAGGTGTTAGCAAGCTGTTGCAGATAAGTGCAGGAGCCGCTTACACCGATGAGAAAGAAGTTGTGGAGTTTGATTGTGCGCCTCGCTTGAACGTACTACTTGAGGTGCTAGAAGAAACAAGCCGTAAGGTTATTATCTTTGCACCATTTAGGCACAGCATTGAAACAATACACAATCACTTGCTAAAAAATAACATTGCATCAGAAGTTATACATGGTGACGTAAGTGTTAATAAGCGTACTGACATATTCAAACGCTTTCAAACTACTGATGCGCCAAGAGTTTTAGTAATTCAACCGCAAGCTGCATCACATGGTGTAACATTAACTGCGGCTGATACAGTAGTATTCTACGGACCTGTTATGTCTGTGGAGACGTACTTGCAATGTATTGCTCGTGCAGATCGTATTGGGCAAACTTCTACAAATGTAACGGTGATACACTTACAAGGTAGTGAAATAGAAAAGCGGATGTTTGATCGCCTAGAGAAACGTGTTGAAGGGCATGATCTCTTGCTAAACCTGTATAGGGAGGAAATAAGTTCCTAGGAAAAACCCTATATCAGGTTGAACACCTGTCTTTTTAGTTGTAAAATATTATACAAAGGAGCATATAAATGCCAAACGAAGAAGTAATACCGCTAGATAAACTAGCACGTGTATATCGTAAGATGTATACAAAGGTTCAAGAACTGACAAAAGAATATGAAAGTCAGATCGAAGAACTTAAAGCAAAACAAGATGAGATCAAAAACGCTATGAAGGATCAGATGATGGCGCTTGGTACCAACTCAGTAAGAACTGTTGAAGGCACCATCATCTTGTCACAGAAAACGCGCTACTACACAGACGACTGGGATTCATTCAAGCAGTTTGTTGTACAGCACGACGCATTAGATTTGTTTGAGAAGCGCATAGCGCAGAAGAACATGTCTATGTTTTTAGAAGAAAACCCCGGTGTAGTACCTGCTGGGCTTAACTCGATGTCTGAGTATGCAGTAACAGTTCGTAAACCAACTAAATGAAGGAAAGTACCATGGGCGAAATTGCCAAATTTAATCTTGCACAAACCCCCGCTTTTGCTCGCAAAGGCGAATTATCAACCCTCGCTAAAAGCCTTGCAGGTGGCGGAGTAGGTGGCGGTGGAAAACGTATCTCTATCAAGGGCGGTGTATTCCGTTTGATGGCAGATGGTAAAGAGATTACGTCGATTGACGATCGTCATCTCGATGTAGTTATTGTTAATGCGGCATCTAAAATCAGCCGTACCTATTATGAGGGTACGTATGAAGAAGGTGTATCCAAAGCGCCTGATTGTTGGTCTGCTAATGGTGATAAACCTGATGCAACGGCGGATAATCCGCAGGCTAGTGATTGTGCCTCATGCCCAATGAATGTTAAGGGTTCAGGTCAGGGCGAGTCCAAGGCTTGCCGTTTCTCACAACGTCTTGCAGTAGTTCTTGCCAACGACATTAGTGGTGATGTAATGCAGTTAACCCTAGCCGCTACGTCAATTTTTGGTAAAGAAGAAGGCGATAAGCGTCCGTTGCAAGCCTATGCAAGATACCTTGCGGCTCAGAATATTAGCCCTGAGACACTTGTAACCCGCTTGCGTTTTGATACCAAAGCCGCAGTACCCAAGTTGTTCTTTCAACCTGTTCGTTGGTTAGAAGACGACGAGTTTGAGATTGTTGCCGAGAAGGGTCAGTCTGCAAGCGCTAAGCAAGCCGTCACCATGACGGTAGCAAAAACAACAACCGACAAGCCGTTGCAACTTGAAGGGTCAAAGCCAACTGCTAAAGTCAAAGTTGCATCAGTTGAAGTAGAAACAGATGATGATGTAGATGAGCCTGAAAAGCGCAAGCCTGCGGTAAAAGCAAGCGCAGTCCCACAGAAGAAAGCTAGTAACTTAGCCGCAACTGTTGACGAGTGGGATGACTAGTAAGTAAAGGGGGGCTTAGCCCCCCATCAAACGAGAACAACATGGCTTATTCAGACACAATAAAACAAAGTATAAAAGTGGCACCGAAGACGCTTGGCAATCAGCTTGGTCGTTGGGCGGTGCATTTAGATTTTCCCGTAATACACGTAGCAAAATTTACAGGTGCAACAAGACAAACTGTGTATAACTGGTTTAGCGGAACGGATGTAACGCCTGCTTACCGCATGCGGGTTCAGTCTTTGTTGAACATTCTACAATCTAGCAACACAGCAGAAGAGGCGATGAGAAAATGCAACAAAGCTTAAACCAACCCCCAGTAACCCCCACCGCCTATACTGATCGTGAACTGGTTGAATACGCTAGTCGTTTAGCGCATGAAGATCGACTGCCAAAGACGTGGCAACTTGAAGTAATTAAGCGTTTAGAAAATAAGATAAACAACGGCATTTATTAACTCGAAAGGTTTCACATGACGTCGCAGGAATTCCTAGCGACTGTGCTACCGACTTCGGGTAAATACTGCACCGTTGAGATAAGCACAGCAAAAAGAGAGCATGTTTTTGTTGACTCCATAAACGAGTTGTACGACGCCGCCATGGCGTTTGATGCAAAAGGCTACAACGCTTTCTTTGCATTAGCTACGTTTGGGGCTAACGAACGCAAGGCTGAACACGCAGTAAAAATGAAATGCTTGTTCTTAGATATTGATTGTGGAGCAGGCAAGGACTACGAGAAAAAAGTAGACGCTGTTAATGCACTAGCTAAGTTCTTAACCGACACTAACTTGACTGATCTAGGCTCGCCTTGGGTGGTAACAAGTGGTGGTGGGTTGCATGTATATTTCCCGTTTGCTGAAGAAGTAGATATTGCCACTTGGAAACCTGTTGCAGAGAACTTAAAGAGACTGTGCAAGAAGCTAGGTTTTAATATCGACGCTTCCGTTACAGGCGATGCGGCTAGGGTGCTTCGTGTACCTGACACGCACAACTATAAGCAAGAGAAACCACGCAAAGTAATCCTTAAGGCAGAGGGTGATATTTTTGACTTTGAAACCCTAGCAACCCATCTTAAAGAAACGATTGGCAAAGAGGCATACGAAGCAGTACCGCCATTGCAGATCCCCGGAAAACGCCCCAAAGCCGCCCCAACAGCCAATAGCGTTAAGCTAATAGAAAATAGCGTTACATACTTTAAAACTATTGGCAATAAGTGTGGGCAGATTAACTACTATCGTGAAAACGCTAGTAAGGATGGCATGGAGCCCTTGTGGCGAGGCATCCTCAGCATAGCTAAATTCTGTGATGACGGGGTTGAAGAAGGCTTGGTGTTATCTGCGTTACACCCTTACGATGCAGATCGCCACAACAGCAAATGGCGAGCAATTAAAGGTCCTTATGCCTGCATCAAACTAGATGAGACCAATCCAGGCGTATGCGATAAGTGCCCACATAAAGGCAAAATTACCAACCCACTAGCCTTGGGGCGGGAAATCAAGGTTGATAACGCTCCAAAACAAGTTGTAATAGAGACAGAAAACTCCACGCCAGAAGCACTACAAAAAACAGTTACCCGCCCAACCCCACCCAAGGGGTATAGCTATGGGGCTAATGGCGGTATTTTCATGGATAGGTTATTAGATGACGAAGACGGCAAGAAATCACGTAAGCAGATTATGCTTTTGCCTTACGACTTGTTTGCGGTTGACATTCTTAATAGCAACGGCGATCACTTGGTGCATCTCATGGCGTGTAGACCGGAAGGTGTAATTGATGTACTGATTGCACAGAAATCCATTGTCAGTAAAGACGAGACAGTCAAAGCGCTAGCCAATCAAAACATCATTGCAGCATACGGTTCAGGTAACGACAAGAACTTGTTTGAATACGTGCGGGGTTGCGTGGAGTTTGTTAGTGCTAATAAACGTGCTATTAAAGTACCGAATAACTGCGGTTGGCAGGATGAAAAGTCGTTTGTATACAACAGCCATGTGTTTTATCCTGATGGCAGGGAAGTGTATGTACCCACTCCTGCGCTTGATAACATCAACTACTCGACCAAACCGACTGGCACTCTAGACAACTGGCGCAAGGTCTTCAATATGCTAATTGCTCGCCAAGAGTGGCAGGTGTTGGCAATGGCTTTGGTTGGACCGGCATCGTTACTCATGAACTTTACCAAGTTCAACGGCTGTGTATACCACCTAGGTTCGTCTGAGTCAGGCACAGGTAAGTCGTTGTCACTTGAGTTAGCGGCTAGTTTCTTTGGACACCCCGAAGGCTATCGTGTAACACAGAGTACATCTATTGTTGCATCACAACAGAGACAGGGTTTACTTAACAGTTTGCCGTTTATTATTGACGAGACCACTAGTAAGAGCCGTGAGGACTTTGAGTGGTTGCCTGAGTTCCTGCTTGACTTAACGCAGGGTAAGGGCAAAGACAGGATGAAACAGGGCACCAACGAGGAACGCATTAACACCTCGACATGGAAGTTACTGGTTCTGCTCTCGTCCAATACACACGTTATGGATTTCCTGTCAGGTGCTCGTAAACATGCGTCTCAAGGTGAAATGTTCCGTCTGCTTGAGTTGCAACTGAGTAAGAAGCTGAAATGGTCTCCCGAAGAAGAATCCACCCTTGGCTTACTGAAAGAAAACTTTGGTGTCATTGGTCAGGAATTAATTCGTTGGTTGGTAAAGAACCATGACGTAGCTAAGAAACTAGTCAAAGAAAACCAAGAACGCTTGAAAGTTGAGTTTGAAGCCAACGCAGATGAGCGCTACTGGACTGCGGGTAATGCCTGTATTGTCACCGTGCTACAACTGCTTGGCAAAGACCACGCTAACTTAATCGACATCCCCAAGGGTCCAATTATTGATGTATTGCGCCTGATGGTATATAGCGCTCGTGGCATTATCCATGGCAGTAAGCGTACCCCTGAAGACGTATTGAACGCATATACCCGTGAGTATTTTGGTAAGTTTGTGATGGTTACGGCTACAGCTAAAGGCGAACTAATAGCTAGTTTGGGTGGTAGAGATGTGGTTGACGAGTCGCTTACTCGATCTGATATAGCGGGGCGTGTTGAGAAAGGCTTTACGCCCGGACACATTGACTATTACATTGAAGAACAACTACTTAAGGCGCATTGCGTAACCATGAGTTATGGATACAAAGACTTTAAGGAAGGGCTTGAGAAGTTACCCAACTACAAAATAAACTACGTTCGCAAAGACATGCTGTCTAAAACCCGTGGTCCTACTATGCGAGTCAACGTCATGCAGATAACACGCCCAATAACTAGCGATGACCTTACGGAAGATTAAAGTGCATTATCCTTGGCTTGACACCCCCGTCAAGGGGGCTTTTTTTGTGCCTACTTTAAAGCTACAAGAAGTTAAAGAGAAAGGCATCAGCGCCGCTATACACCACGGCGTTCTTGGTAAGGCAGAGTTTGGTACGTTTGAGGGTAAGATTGGTGTGCGCTTTACTCGCGTGCGCTAGAGAACATTTTGGCAAGTTCAATTTTGGCTTGACGTATTTCATCTAACGCTTCACGTTTTTCTGCTCCCGTTGCGCTACTGTCTGACCTGATAGCCCGTTCTTGTTGAGTTAATTTACCCATTTGTTGACGGAACTTACCGGCTAAAGAACTCATGGCTATGATGTCTGCATTGGCTTCAAGATAGTCTTCAGCTTCTCTTTCACGGTTTTCGCTAACCATCTTTTTGTAAGTTTCTTTAGCCTGAACAACCTCTTCCATATCTCTGTATGCCTTGTTAATCAAACCACCGGCATCTTTAGGTTGGAAGAACGAGCCAATTAAAGGAGTTTCAGAACTGACTAAACCACGAGTATCAGGTTGCTCACCTGCTTCACCACTACGCAAAACTGGATTAGCTAAAGAACCTATGGCTAACGGCAAACTACCCGTATATCCACGAATTAAATACTCAATCTTAACCGGAGAAATATTTAAAGCACCGCCAACCATTTTAGCAAGTTCAGTTGTACGTTCTGTATAACGTTCACCCGGTTCATATTGCTGCAATCTTGCAGACTCAATTGGGCGCCCAGTAAAGAACGAGTAGTTAATCGCTGTCTCAAGCGCTGGTTTAATACCTTGGGGCATACTTATTGGCATAGAGTTGTACGCCATCTTACCTAGAGCAGTTAAAGTATCACGGGCTTTCTCATCGCCAAACGCTGTATTAACAAGTGCTTCGGGCACAGCCTTGAATAAGAAGCCAATTTCAAATGGGATAGGCACTTTAATGTACTCATCGCCAAACGGATTAGGCATAAACCAGTTGTTGTATTTCTCGTCGTCGTTAGCGTTTTGATACGACTCATCATCTTGCATGAGCGACGCATACAGCATGGTAAAGCCGACCATCATAGCTGCACGTTGATATAACTTTTGTTTAACTTTCAGCTTCTCGTTAAACGGCATCTGTCCTGTAAACGCTTGATAAATAACATTTAAGCCTTGGATCTGTGCGTTCATAAACGGCACCATCGTAGACAGAGCAAACAAGCTAGGCGATATACCCCGCTTACTAAAGTTCATGGCTTCGAGCGTAGCCAACGTAGCTTCCATCTCAGACAAGCCCTGCTTAATAAAGTTGTTGTACATCACAACACGGGTAGCGGCATCACCCTTAATAGCTAGCGAATCTAGCCTAGCCATCTGATAATCCCAACCCTTCTTACCTGCGGTTACATCACGCAAGATCTTGCCCATATCTTCAGCGGTGCCAGTCAAAACCTGCCCACCTAAAACACCCCTACGCTGAAGTAATGGCTCTCCCTCGCTCTTGCCTTGAACCATCTTGGCAATCTCTTTCATAGAACTAGCGATAGGCGTAGTGTTAACACCAGTAACAAACACAGCGTTAAGCGGATCACGAATAACCTGACGCAACGCATAGGCTGGGTTTCTTGTTACCCATTTGCGCAATAAGTTGGCAGGTATATTCATCAACTTCACGGCATTTGGCAGGGCTGTATTTACGCCCTCTAAACCTTTGACCAACAACTCGGCAGGCACACCCGCATCTTTGGTATTTACATCTGCGTAATAGTTCTCTCCGTCCATCTTAAAACGAATGACTGTCGGGCTTGTTGGACCATCGCCTTTGCGAATACCACTACCCTTTTCTTTCTCGCCCACTTTAAGCAGACCCATATCTCCCAAGGCATACGCCACGTTGCGAGTTGCTAAGTTACGTAAAGCCATGTCTGTAAGCATGGATGTGTTTTGCAATGCACTGGTAAATACGTCCAAGATCGGCTGATCACCGCCAACTAACTCATGTAGATATGGTTGATCTTTTAAGTTACCAATCTTAATAGCAGGTGCACCGCCTATATCTAAGAACACCGAGCCGTCAGAAGTTTGGCGGTAGAACGGTACGTAGTCGCCGTCTTTTAATAAATCTGCACCAGTTTTTTTACTCAAAGCGCCTGTCTTAACAGCAAAGTTAATTAAGCCCTCGTTGTACTTAGCATAAATGCCTGCGGCTTTTTCAAAGGCTACTTTAGTTTTGGGGCTAGCATTAACGGCTTTTTCAGCGTCATCAAGCATTTTTTGTGTAACTTTGCCACCAAAATTAAGTTTATTCAAACCAACACGCTTAGCACGTTTAGCTGCCAAATACAAAGTAAAGATGCGCACAGTAGCTTCAGTATTACCAACGTCAGCGTCTTTAAGTGCGGCAGCCATATCTTTTAGGTTAGCGCCGGGGGTGCTTTCAATTACTAAACCTTTGCCATCTTTAGCAGGTTTTAAATCAATCGGACCGTTTGATGCAATTTCGCTGTTAAACGCCATGCGCTGATCGTGCATACGCAAGAAATACATTAGCTGTGTCGCTTTTAAAGAATCTTGCATTTTGTTGACAACAGCTTGTACAGGGGCAAAACGATCTATGTATTTGGTCTTAAAGATTAACCCAGTAGCTTCGCCAAGAATTCTGTCTTTTAACGATTTCTGTTGAGCAATAACGCCATTCATAGAACTCAACACATCTGCAAAACCGGCATTGGCTACGGCAGGCTTAGAGCTAAACAAAATGTCACCGTCTTTATTTACATACGCACCGGGCGAACCTTCATTAAAGTTCTTACGTGCATCTCGTAGTAGTTTGTAAATATCAGAGGTGCTGATGTCTAGGTTTAAACCCCTCTTACGCAAACTAGCACGAACAGCGCCTACCATGGCTTTAATAAACTCACCGGCTTTTTGCAAAAAGTTCTTGTCAGGTCTTGTTTCTTCAGTATGCGCAATCAACTCACGGACGGCAGCTAGTACGGAATCTTCTTCAGATTTAGACTTTCTAGCCACAGCATACGCACCAAGCACATCATCTAAAACACCCAACTTTTTAGCCAATTCAAATACGCTGTTATTAGTTTTTTGAATTTGTTTAGCAAGTGCCTTCATGCCAGACTCACCAAGCAAACCTTCAACTCCAATGTGACCAATTAATTCATGGGCTAGTGTGCGCTCAACATCTTTTATGTCAGCGTGGTTTTCTGCAATGATTATTACAGTGCCATCAGGCAAAACACCACCACGAATATTCTCAGGCTTATATCCAGTAGCTGTAATAAGTTTTGCTAAAGATGGAGTTATTTTGTCTAATACAACTACTTTCAACCCCTTGGGCATTTTAACTTTGTTAACACGCGCCTGAACTTCAGACTGGCTTACACCCGCACCCTTACCTTCTTCGGCACGAGCCTTAAAGCCAAAAGCCAATCCTTGCTCTACAAACTCGTAGTCTTCACGGCTAACGCCTGCGTCAAGGGCTTCTTGTTCGTAATCAATATTTTTTCTTGCCTTGGGTTCTTTGGCTACACCTGTTTTCATCCTAGGTGGCTGCGCAGTTTTTGTGTCTTTAGCGCCAGTCATTGCCATACGGGCTTGCGCCATCTTACTCTTAAGCTGTTTTTCTAATGCGTTGGCAGCGTCCTCTTGGCGCTTAGCTTGTTTTTCGTTGCCTTTCTTACGGCTTTCTGCGGCTGCGGCTCTAAATTTCTTAACCTCAGTTTCCATTTGCTGTGGTGTTAAACCACGTTTAACTTGCTCACGAATAGCTTGACGTTCTTTAGCGGCTTCTTTTTCTTCCGCAATCATTTCTGCACGTTTTTCAGCCGCTGTTTTAGGCGTTTCACGTTTAACAACACGTTTTTGCTTAACAACTTCTTTTTCGCCCGGTAGCCGTGCGGTTGTCTCAATAATTTCTTGACGTGTAGACGGCAGCGCTTTAAGTGCTGCGGCTTGTTTCTCTTCTAAATCACGCTTTTCTTTTGCTTGACGCTCTAGGTTTCTTTCTCTTTCTGCTTCGGCTTTACCTATACGAGCCCTTGCTTCATCTGCTTCTTTCTTAAATTTTATTGACGCAGGAGTACCTTTTTGAGAATCTGCAAGTTTTTTCTCAAGTCCTTTTAGTATTGCTTTTTCTGTTTTTAAATTAGCATTTAGTAATTCGTTAGCCCTTGCATGCAAAGAATCAATAGCGTTTTTAATTTGTGGAGCTTGTTCATCAAGTTTGGCTAATGCTTTTTCATAAATTGCACGTTCTTTTTTTGTAGCGTTTTCTAAAGCTTTTACAATTTTTCCACGTGCTTGCCAAAGTTGAGTAGCATTTTCTTTTAAGTTACTTGCAAATTCGTCAGCTTTTATAACTTCAAATACAAATTGTCTTTGCGCTGCAACTTTAGAAGCAAGCGTTTCAACAAGCGCAGTAGTTTCGGTACCACGAAGTTTTTCTAATATTTCTTTTTGTCTGTCTTCTAAATTTTTTATATTTGCAAAATGTTTTTCACGAATATTTTTTGCTTTTTCAATACGTGCAGTAATAAACGCTTTAGAGTAACGTTTAATATCTGCTTCACTTGGAGTATAAAGTTCAGGTGCTATTTTTTTATTTTCATTTTCTAGCTGCAAACGTATATTTTCTAAAGCACCAAATTCTTTTGCATATTTTTCACCAAACAAAACCTTTACTTTTTGCATTGGTTTTTTTATTGCATCTTCAGCTATCTTTTTAATTTTTTCAAAACGGTTTGCTTGAATATTCACAAACCGCAAAAAATTAGCGGGTGTAGCCCGTACAATTGCAATTGGCTCAAGGTCTTTTTCACTAAATAAATCTTTTTGATCTGGGCTAATTCCTGACGGAGCATAACGCTCCATATCAATAGTTTCTTGTTTTTCTTTTTGCGCTTCAATTTTGGTTTCTTCTGCCTTACGTGCGGCAACTTCTTTTTCTATTTGCGCAATACGTTTTTGGTCAGGTTCTTTTTTAGCTTTTTCTTTGCGTAACATTCCAAGAACATCACGCTCTTGCTTTAACACAGGAACAGATTTTTGTACTGTTGACTTACCTTTGCGGAACGTATCTTTAATTCTTTCTAAAGAATCTTCAAATATTTTTTGGTTCTTTTCTCTTACTTTTTCAGCAAGATATGTAGGATCTTTGGAAAGATATGCAAACCGACTACGAATAGCCGTGGCTAAACGCAAACCCTCATCAGTAGTTAACTGTGTTTGTTTATTCTTTTGTCTTGTATTGTTAATCTCAGCGATTGCTGCTTTAGTGTAGAGAGCGCCAGCGTCTTGTATGTCTGCTTCAAGTCCTGATTTTAACGACGAAGCAGCATCCACATTAAAACTATTAAAATAATCACCAGACAAAATAGCACGAGTTGCTTCAACGGCGTCACGAACTGCTTCAGTTTGATCTGTTTTGGCTTGCCGTTCAATATTTTCAGGTTGAGGTATGGCGCGTTCGGTGCGCATGCTAGCTAAACGACGTTTTAAAACATCTACATTAGCTCTAATTGTGGCTACTTCTTCGTTAGTTTTAGCGTCGTAGAGTTTGTTTTCCTCTTCTTTAATAGCCCGCTTTATCCGCTGTTCTTTTTCAACAGCAACTTCCATTTCTTCGCCAGTCGGTGTGCTTTGGCTTTTAGCTAAAGACTGGTCTCTTTCTTGAGCAATTTGCTGTAACTTTTCAATAAGCTGATTAACAATACGCTCATCAGCACCGGCGGCGTAAGCGTCTTCTAATTCTTGCAGCCCTTCTTGGTACCGCTTCATTGCATCTTCATCAATTACTTCACGCCCTTTAGTTTGAGCAAAAAAATCTTCTTGCTCTTGGGCACGTTGTTCTTTCTGTTGTTGCACCGCAGCACGTTGCTCAGCGCCAATCTGCGCTTCATCAAACAAATCCATTTGACCGGCAGCAGGAGCAACCTCGTTAATGCGTTTGTCAATTTCTTCTAGCTTGGCTGTTACAGTAGCGGCTTTTTTAGCGTCATAAGATGGGCCTGTCATGCCCTGCAACTGTTTAATTAAACTTTTTTGCTCACCACGGAGCTTAGCCATCTCCATTTCAGGAGTTAGTTCAACAGGCATTTCTTTTAAAGCTGCGCTTATTTTCTTTTGACTTTCTTCCAGCGCTCTAGCTTGTGCATCCAAAGTGGCAAATTGCTTAAAGTCACCCTTTTCAGCGGCAGCATCACGTTGCTTTTCAATATCTAGCAACTGTTTGTCGTATGTATCAGCGTCTTTTAGTAACTGTGCACGTTGACTGGGCTGTTCTTTTAAACGTGCCGCTTCTGTTTCTAGTCTTTTCTTTTCAACAGGGTCTGTTGTAGCTTTGGCTTGCGCTTCTAAATCTGCAATCTGTGAGTATTCTCTTTCGCGTACAGTTAATGTACTGGGCGCTTTAGGAGGTGTATAAGCGCTGGCTTCTGGGGTTGCTTCACCAAACAACTGACCTGTTTCTGCCTGTGCTTTAGTTAGGTCTGCTTGTGCTTTTTCGTCAGCAACAATTTGGTCTTGGCGTGCTTGCTCTTCTGCTGCTTTTACACGCTCAATTTCTTTTTGTTGTTCAACTTGTTGCCGAGCACCGCTTTTTTGAGATACACGACCAACGGCACCAATTGGACCAAGTAAGCCAGCCTGATATGCAACCTCGCCGTATTCTTTTAAGGCATCGGGAGTAGTAAGTGGCAGTCCAGCTTGATAACGCTCAAGCATCTGCTGGGTAATCTCTGTTGGTACTTCAACAGCCGCACCAAAAGCTGTGCCTTTTGCCAACGTCTTTGTAAGTGACTCTTGAGCTAATTTTTCAGCGGCTTTAGTACCGCCACGGGACAGCAGTTTTTCAACTTCTGGACCAAATACTTTACCTGCAATGCGTCCACCTAATGGAATAAAGGTAGCGGCTACATCAAGAGGAGCTTGCACTGCGGTTGCGGCAGCGGCTTTACCTACATTAATGTCTACAGGTTTACCGGCAGCTTCTTGCTCTGCCGCTTGTCTTTGAACGTTTGAGCCAAATAGCTGTAAAACAGAAGGCGCTAAAGCACCTAAACCGCCACCAACAACAGTACCAACAGGACCAAAAGCAGATCCTCCCATAGCACCAAGTTTAGCGCTGGCAATAGACGCAGCAATATTAGGCGCTTGTTCTGCTAAAGCTAAAGGTACTTGACGACCAACTTCTCCAATAGCCCCAGTAATGCCCTTTTTTTCGTACGCTTCTTTAAGTTTGTCTAAACCAATTTGATCCGCATACTTTGCACCCAGCGCTTCTTCTCTACGTAAACCTTTTTTGGCAGCCTTATCAGCGTCAATTATTGACTCAAGCGATGTTTGTCCGGCACCAAGAAACGATTCAGTACCACGAGCTAAAGCAGCGCCAATACCTTTTTTCTTAGGAGCTTCTTGCCCACCAGCGGCTATGAGCTTTAAACCCGCATCCGACATAGCCCCTAAATTATTAGCGCTTAGTGCGCGTAGGTCGTCGTCTGAAAGTCTGCTCAAATCCATACTAGGGGCTTTCGTTAAAAGCTAAATTAAATTGTGTTTTGTTACTTACCGCGCGATGCTAGTATTGCAGCCGCCTGCGACGCTAGATCGGTTCCACCACCACTTTGGTTTAAAACATATTGCTGATACGCAAAAGGCGTTGTAATGCCTGCTGCTTTAAGTTTTTTAGCTTCACTGCCTACAGGATTTTCCATGATTTTATTAAAATCGTCTGTAGCTTTGTCAATTGAGTATAAATTAGTTTTACCCTTAACTCCTTCTACACGTGCAAAAGTATCGCTTAAGCTTTCGCCGGGTTTTGCTAGTGCTCTAAGATAACGAACTGCTTCAGGATCTTTATTAAGCGAAGCCATTTTGTATTGAATATCAGCCGCTTTGTACTTAGCATCATCAGCCAAGTTCATAAACTTAAGCGCAGCTTCTGTATTACCCCTAGCGTCAGCAGCACGGGCTTTAGCCAGATTCATGTCATAGGAATTAGCAAGAGCATTAACTTCACGTTGATTTTTACGAGATGCTGCCGCAGACTGAATAACTCCGGGTAAACCAGCAGATATACCTTGAGATAAAGTTGGTTTACTTAATATACCTTGGGCTATATTCATGAGCGCTTCGCCACCGCCTTGTCTTCTTAATTGCGCAAGACCTTCCCGTTCTTTAGCACCAAAACCTTCAAGTTTTTTGTAGTAGTCTTCTTGGTTAGCTTTTATTGCATCCATATAAGACTTAAGACTACCCATACCACTATCAGTAGGAGCAGCGGCAGCAACGGCAGGAGCAGCCGCACGAGCAACAGGCGGAGCACCAACACCAGCAACAGACGGGACAGCGACAGCAGGAGCACTAGTTAAAACGGTTTGAGGACCTTGTGAACTTCCTTGAATATCTTGAGCAACAGCTTGAGAAGGCGTGGTTCTAGGTGCATTAGCAATGGCTTCATCCATTGCGGTTTTTTGTGACTTTTCGGCGGCTACAGATCTTTGACTTCTACCAAAATTTTTAAATATATTAGGTGTATTTGCTAATTTTTCTTTTTGTTCTTCGGTTAAAGGCAGCCCTTTACCAGTAACAAGCCTTTCAAAATCTTCTTGTGTTACTAATTGTCTATTATCTTCGCCGTTAAACGCAATAATTCCGCCGTCAGCCATATCAACGGTGTCCATATTGGGGGCAGGTAAACTAGCCAAACCGCCTTCGGCAGCCATTACAGGCATCTGCCCTTGCATGGGTTGTCCCATCATGGGACTAACGGCTTCTTCAGCCAATAACTTATCTTTAACGCTAGGTTGCTGCACCTGGGCTCGTGCTTGAACACCTTGCATAGCAGTACGTAGATTCTTACGTCCTGTAGCTACAAGCATCGCAAGGTATTGTGGGACTTGGAGACTTCTACCTGCCAACACATCCGCTAATACAGAATCAGGAAGATCTTTAGCAACACTAAACAGTTTTTCCATGCTCTCTACTGGTTTACCACGAGAAGCAGCGTCAGGCTTTAATAGCGCAGATAACCCTGCTGGCATGGGATTAGGAGAACCACGTCCAGCAGCCATGGCTGGCGACGTTGCGGGTGCGGAAGGAATAGCCATAGTAAATCCTTAACTAAATGCTTTATAAGCGCCCAATGCGCCAAGACCATAGCCCAAAAGCTGTTGCCCAGTACTAGGCTGGGCTTGATACGACTGAGTCGTAGTGTTTTGTAGTGGTAAACCCCTAAGCATGGCGTTCATTAAACCAAGCTGCATAAACGGATATTGTTGCGCCGTAGCGTAATCTTGGATGGCTTGGTTAATCTTTTGCTGTTCTTGAGCTTGCTGTTGAGCGCCCACTTGGCTTTGTAAATTCAGTATGTTTGTCTGCGCACCAAGCTGTTGTTGACCTAGTTGACCTAAAGCCCCCGCCGCCTGTGTAGCCTGCCCCATACCCTGTAAACCAGCTTGTATGCCTTGTAAACCTAAATTAGCGCCAAACTGTTGTTGACGTTGTGCATCTTCAAATGCTTTTTGTGAACCTGTTGCAGCAATACCTTGCAGTTGGCTACCTAAAGCACGTTCGGCTTCGGCTTCCATAATAGCTTGTCGGTTTCCACCAAAAGCACCGGCACCAGCAGCTTGCCTAGCCCGCATGGGTCTAGCCATGTTGTAATCACGTAAAGCTTGTGTTTTTTGATAGTCCACCACGTTTTGCATATATGGGGACATGTAGTTTTGCATAGCCCTTGGGTCTTGCGCTTGTTGTGCAAACTGCCCACCTAAACCAGCCGCTTGACCTGCTAAACCCATTGAGCCTAAACCAGAAGCACCCGCTAATTGACTGCCAGTTTGAAACTGATCAGGTGCTCTTAAGGCAGCAACGCCTGCTTGAGCTTGCTGTTGAATAGGGCTAAAGCCCGCTATATAGTCGTTTGGGTCTTTGCTGTAAGGTTGGTATGGTTTAAAACCAGTTTGTTGCCCTTTGTCGTCATAGGTGTAAATTTGCTTCTGGGTTGACTCAAGCATGTTCTCGACGTAGGGTCGAGCGTATTCAGGAACGTTTGTATTGTAAGAAGTAGATTGAGTTGGAGGTGGGTTACCACCACCACCAAAATATGGGGTACGTCGACCTTCGTGGGTCCAACCGCTGTGTTTTGATCTTAATATGCTCATAATTTAACTTCCACCAAAATAGCCTTCTCTTCAAAACCAAAGCGCTTCCACAGCCTAGCTATGGCTTCTTTTGCAACCCCTTGTATCTTGGTTGCACCGTTGGCTTTAAATATGTCGGACATTTGCGTAAATGTATCTGGACTTGTTACTAATTTTCCACCTATTGCGGTAACAAAAGCAACTCTATCGTTTGGGTAATTGATAAAATTTATAGTTGCCGCACCATGTACAACATCACTCTCATCTACCGCTACTAGCAACATCCACTGCCCTGTTACTAGGTATACCTTAATTTGCTCTGTTGTGTACTCTGCCCCACCAAACTTATCTTCAGCGCTTTTAATATGCGCCTCTACCTGAGCCCACATCTGGTTAATAAACTGCGTTGGGATAGGCACGACCTTTAAGTTCATGCAGGCATAAACCTACCTGTATTTACTGCTGGAGCCTGTTTCTTTTTACCTGTTCTAGCCTTGCGAACCTTGTCCATCATGGCGTATAGCTTTCTAGCGCCGGCATCCGTAGAGCCATTACCTAAGTGACTAACCACGTCAGCTGGGACTACAAATTCCCCATCAGCAAGCCGGGCAGGTTGTTTACTACCAATCCTAGCTGGAATAGAATCAGACATACCATCACCAGGTCCCTTAAGCATTCTGCCACCATCTGAGTACCCTCCCAAATCAGCAATACCACCACCAGCCATTAACATAGGACTAGACCGCTCATAGGCAGGGGCTTCATCTACCATTTCAGAGCTTACTGGGCGCTGGGTAGGGGTGGCGTACTGGGTCTTATCAATCATGCCCTGGGGGTATAGACCTCCTTGGGGGTTCATTGCCGTATTCATCATGGACATACGTTCTACAGGACCACCAGCTTGGTACGCATCCATTAAACCACCACTCGCTGCATATCGTGTGTATTGCGCTCTGTAGTATGGGTTTGGTTGGGGTGGTACATATCCTTGAAAATTAGGGGATAAAGTAGACCTTGATTTATATTCTTCTTCGCCAGGTATTTCATCTGGTTTTTCGCCCATTGCGCCACCAATACCGGGTAGGGCAAGAGTAGCTGCTTTTTTAAATCCAATACCAGGACCAAAATCACTATATGTAGTTGCGGGGGGTGCTTGAACTGTTGGGTTTGCCGCAAAAGATTCTGAAAACGCTTTACCATAATTAGCCGCCGCATCAGGAGTAATAGTGCCTTGAGAAACCCCTTGACTAATTTGTTGTGGAGTTAAAGCAGATTGACCATAACTAGCCAAAGAAGGGTCTAGTGCAGCCGTACCAGCTTGAGAAGCCGTGCCCGTAGCGCCAGTTAAAGCTGTTGCACCAACTTCAGTAGGAGTATAAGCCCCCATACCGCCGGAAATACCCCCACCAATACCGCCCATTAAAGCGCCTTTACCAACGTCTCCGCCTTTCATTGCAGCACCAAGACCCCCAAAAAGAGCCCCAGAACCTGCGCCAGCAACAATACCTGCACCGGTTGTACCTAAAGTACCAGCTAACATAGGAGCCGCAGCTCCAGCCGTAAAGTACGTAGCGGCAGCCATAGCTACCACTGGAAGAACATCTTCTAAAAAGCCTGCTTCTGGTAAACCCGTTTCTGGGTTAATTGTTAATGTGCCACCCTTAGCTTTAGCAAGCGCTTGTAACCCCTGAACTTCTCGTGGAGTCATATGGACAAGCATGCTGTCTTTGCCACGCCCTTTACCTCGAACGTGATGCGCTAAATTGTGTAAGCTCATAAGCGTACCTTGGGGTTATTTGGTGTCAAGTTTATCATTGTTATGTCCCCTATGGAAGCCTTGAGACAAAAGACATTGTTGCCACTACCGACTGGGTTGACGGTTTAGTTGGGCTTCCAGATGCGGCAAGATGCTGGATGGTTACAGCGGTATTAGGTATAGACCAGTAAATCTCAACATAATCCGTTGCAGCCATACTTAAAAAATAGTTCCAGCCAACAATTGAATGCCCATCCGTTCCAGCATGTCTGTTTGGAATAGATATAAAACCAGTCGAACCTGGTATATTTACCCCGTTTTGACGCAGCCAAATGTAGACATCTTGAAAGGCAGTGTCTGTGTTTTGAAACTGTGCACTAAACTGTAAGTTGTATATTCCAGAATTTTCTACTGTTATTTTAGAACTAGCTATAGACATCCCATTGGAAAAGTCCGTAGTGTTTAACGTCATTAACGTAGCGGTGTTTGCGGTAGCGGTTTGATCTTGGTCGCTTGAAAACGCTCCATAAGGAAAACTTAACCCTGCGCCGCCAGCCCCTGATAGTAAAGAACTTAAGCTGTTGTCAATTTGGTTGAAATACAAGCGTAAGGCGTTATTAAGTTGATCTATGTAGCGCTGTTGATATTCTGTGGGCGCAACCAGTAAATTGGGCGCTTTGGAGGGGCGTAATGGGGTAATAGCCATTAACGTTTTCCGTCTGGTCTAATATCAATACGGGGGCTACCTAACTGCCAAGCAACGCCTAGGGTAGTTGACTCAATCCGAAAGCTCATCTGACGGGCACGTAAACGGGTATAGACCTGCCCTGTAAACTCCTGCACATCATATGTATTACGGTTGGTGTAGTTCTGCGTACTAGTTATTCGTGGGTTATCTGCTGTGCCGTAAGGCGCTCCTGAGTTTTGTCGTGGACGTAAAGTCATCGTAACCGAGGGCTGGTTTGCATTAGAGCCGTTAAACGTAATGTCTGGCAAGATGCGCCAGACAAACCCAAAGTTATGTCCATCACCGATGTCAAAGTCAGAAGACTGAATGTAAGCTTCAATTGGCACTGGGGTTAATCCTGATACATCATCCACGTTAGCTTCGTGAAACAAAATACGGTTATTAACACTATCGGCTGCCATTGGAAATTGACGTAAACCTGAGTCTAGCCAAGCGGTGC